CAGCGTAAAATTTTTATTCATCGTTATTCCTCTTTTCTGACTTATAATCTGATTTCCTCTTTGACTGTATCAATTTCTATCCGCTCTTCGATTATATGTAAATACCCATCTTCGGTCAGCACCTCATAATCGCCCTTTTCATCTTCAATTAATTTATCTAAATACTCGTACAACTCATAAACCGTCATTATATTTCCCCTCACTTTCCCGACCTTAACATATAGAATAATAGCTGCGACATTGACCTTTGACGGTCCTTTGGGTGTGCCTCCATTGCGATTTTTAACGTCCACCACACCGTTATATCATCTAATGGCGTTGGATTTTCAAACTCGTCAACAATATCTCTGTCCTCGGGA